CTAGCAGCAAACCTCTTGTAGAACTCCCCAATAATATCCTTCTCTTTAAACTTAATATCCTTTTCAGCAGGGGTACGAGCTTTGATTTTAACTGTACGCTCTTGCTGAAGCCTTCTACGAAGAACATAAGGGATATCTAAGTCAAAAGTAGACCTTAGCTCCCTAGCAATTCTAGGTGCTGTATAGTCTTCCCATCTATTACGCTTAAAGATATTGGAAATAAACTCATCATGAAGCTCTTGTAGCTGTACTTCACCAAGCACAGGATCAAAGTATTGATCTTGCTTAAGCCTCTTAAGTAGGTTTTGGTCTCTTCTTAACTGTGTCTCCATAAAGTCTGATACGTTCATTACATCAAACTTTATTTGTGCATTCAGTACAGCTTTAACATTTATCCATGGTTCATTGTTAACTCTAGCCCTAGCAAATGTAATTCTTAAATTATCAACTACTACAGCCCTCTCATTAACACCCATGTACCCTGTTAATTTGGAATTAATATCACGAATAAATTCCTTATCTCTTGGAAGTAAGTCAGTAGACTCCTCCATAAGTCTAAGGGAATTGTCCAGCACAGCAGGAGAAGGTTGATATAATCTTGCATCCTCGTATCTTCCTGTAATTGGGTTAAACTTTAGGTTGTCCTCAGTAGGAGGACTAGTTAAAACTCTGTTCTTTGTGGCTCTTTTGCTACCAATAGTTGTTCCACGGTAAGTAGTTAAGGATAATGTTCCATCTAACTCACCAGCCTGGAGTTTATAATAGTCAAGCAAGCTTTCCTTTAATTTAACGGAGTTTATGAAGTCGTCAGGTCTAGAGGCACCTAGACGAATAGCATCTAGCTTTTCTTTAGCAAGCGCAAACTTAGCTGTAGTACCTTCAATAGCATCAAAAGAAGCATCAGTCATAGAGCGTAGCTCTCGAATACCTACTGACTTACCATCAGCATTTGTGAATTTGTCTAGTTTTAACTGCCCTTGTTGGAACAGCTCTAACCTATCTAAGTCCCCGATATGTCTTAATTGAATCTCGGTAGGTTGTCTCCGTAGCCACTCATCGTAGCTCTCTTTAAGTGGAGTCATACCATCATACATAGCTCTTTCTTTATCTGTAAGGAGAGCTAGATTTTCTGATCTGATTTGTTGAATACCCTCTAATTGAGCTAAGTCATCCCACTTCTTAACTACAGGAACAGTAGTTGATCTACAGTTCCAGTGTAGTGGAGGAAGATGCTTAAGATCGCCAATAGGATAAATCTTACCGTCGTTATAAGCGCATACAGGAGAAGTTCTACTGTCTAACACAGCAACAAACTGATAGCCTTGTAGGGCCTTCTTGTTTACTTCATAAACTTCATGATCGGCTTGTGACTGAACAGATGTAATAGCAGTTCTAACCAATCCAAAGCTTTGTGCCCTGGAAATGTTGAATACATTACCTCTTCTGATTTGAAGAGCAATTTCGGACTCTGATAGCCCTTCCGCCAAGCCTCTTCTAATGAGAGCTTCCAGTCGTTTCTTTTCTTGTGTGGATACTCCATACCATCCTTGGGACAATGTTGTGTCTTTGTATAAAGGTCTCTGTAAGACAATTTCTTCTGCTACTCTCTTTTCAGGATAGAATACTCGCCATACTCTACCCATTCCAGCTTCTAGGTTTTGTACCATGTATGATACTTGGTCTCCCACAAGTTGAACAAGGGAAGTTTTAGACGTTTCTAAGGCAATATCATACGTGGTATCTACTTCTAAACTTAAGTCATTCAGAAAAGATTGTGAACGAAGATTTTTAGCAGAGGTACTACGGACCAGCACTTCGGTCCTCCCTGCGTGCTTGTCAATCACATCCTCGATCTTGCCTTGTGTTCTTCGTTCATATAGTCTTGTAAGAGCGGCTCTGTCCACAGCACGATCATAGATTTTATCGTTCACTGACATAAGTGTTTAATTATTTCCTATTAGAACCCATTTTCTGGATTTTCTTTTCTTCTAGTTTTATTCTCTTTTGCTCAATGTCTTGACTGAATGTCTGCTGTTCCCTTGGGTTAGCAATCATTTCGTCCTCATTGATCTCAGCCTGACCATCCTCATCGTCATACTCAGGAGGTAGAATGTCATTCTGTTTAGCAATCTGTAAGAATACACTACGAGGAATGAGACCTTGTTGGTACCACTCAGTAACCAGACGTAGCCAATCAGCACCTAGAGGAGCAGGATTAAAGTCTGCGCTTAGTGTAAACTGTACATCAGCAGCAGTATACTCCTTATCGTACCTCCAATTCAATAGAGCAGCAATAATAGCATTCATCTGAGCTGATACACGAGCATTCAAGCTACCTAGCTGAGCTGTTTGAGCAGCATTACGAATCTCAAGAGCAATACCTGACTGTTCTCCAGTTTCAGGAGACAACATACGTACACCCATCTTAGCCATCTCTTCAATAGTGGCTGCAATAGATGACTCCATGTCTTTGAGAGATTCGGTAGGTGGCTTTAATACATCAATACTATCGCCTTGATTAAGCTTAATCCATGAGCCTAAGCCTGAATTAACAATCTCATCAAAATCTTCATCAACCATGTTAGATGATACTACAGGAGTGTAAGTAGCAGCACCATATAATAGGTGGTTTCTACGTGAGACTTTGTTGTAGAGAGCAATTTCTCTATCAATTAGTGGCGATAAGATTGGATCAACAGGATCAATGTTACCGTTCAGAGGCCATACAGGGATATACGTTAGCCTCTTACCATGAGCCATAATGTTCTCTACAACTTTAACAAGCACAAAAGCTGTATCAGGCTTAGTAGCTTCATTAGCTGGAGTATTTTGTTGATAAATACGAACTCTATACTCACCATTAACTAGCTCATGAACCCAGATAGTAGGAATTAACTCAGCATGGAACTCATTCTTAGTGTAGTCCATCACAAATGAGGACATAATAATCTGAGACAACACCTCTGCACCTGTATTTGGATCAATACTTGTCTTCCAGTTAATGACAGACTCAGCATTCCATAATACAGGATAGGGTTTCATGTTCTTGAGAATCTCAGGGTCAGTGTCCTCACTAGTAGCAGGATGATCAATATAGACCCATGCTCTAGATGTTTGTACTTCTTCCCATAGAGCACTATCTAAGAACGTTAGCAATGTACCATTGTTCTGTGTTAACTCAGCTCTAATCCATTCCTCAGCACCTTCAGGTACATCTTCAGGTAGAGTAAACTGTGGCTCTTTTCTTAGTAGCCCACCAACAATGATCTTTGAGTACTGTGCTACAATACCAGGCAACTCTGCTTCTGCTTTATAGAAGTCATACTGTTGCTGACTCATAGTTGGGGAGAATGGAACTAACAAGTTCTCAAAGTTAACTACATCAATGTGACGATCAAAATCCTTAGCTTGTCGCTCACCTTGGCAGATAGCTCTTGATCTTGCCCACATAGGTCTCATATAGACATAGGCATCACAAGGAGTAGCTACTGTTTTTCGAGTGACATCATTAGAAATGATCTTAGTCACTACTTGAGCGACATCATCAGCCATAGATTACTCCTTGGGGTTGATCAGTTCATTAAACTCACTAATTGTTCCTGTAATAACACGGTTAGTGACAATATTCGTAAACAAATATTTATCTTCTCCCTCTTCTGCGGGTACAATGTCCCAGTTAGATGGGATCATCTCAACTCTTACAAGAGGGGCTTTACGAGCTTCAATAGCCACTTCAGGCTTCTTTACTTCTGTTACGTTTGGAATACCACGCGGCATTTATTTGTTCTCCAGTTCTTCGATTCTTTTCCATAGCATTTCGATTAATCGGTCTTTACGATCATCTGTACACTCTACGGTTTTTAGTTTCTTATCAATTCGATCTACAATCTCTAGCACTTTAACAATGTCTTTAAGATCAGCTTTTGTTAAAGGAGGAGTAAACGGAATAAATTGATTATTGATTACGGGATCGGGCTTAAATAGATTAGGCAAGTCCCATTGTTTATTCATTTGATTATGTACTGCGGATGCTACACACATTATGGATAAAATACTCGTCTACCACTACGAGGTGGCTTTAGTTGTAGGTGACACCACCCAATAGTGGCTGATGGATGCTCAAGCCATAAACCTAAGTCTTCTAATAGATCTATGTTACTCATAGCAAACTTATCGAGCTCGCCTGCTGGATCATACAAGTCTACTGCTAGACCTGACATGTGGTGTGATGTTGGGGATGCGCCTGCTGTAGCAGAATTAATTGCTGGTGGTCTCCACCCACTAGATACTTGTGATCTAGTTCTTGGATGATAGTACTCAGTAATACCTGCTAATTCTGCTGCTTGTAGAAATTGGTTTACAACCTCTACAGTCATAAGCGCGTTCTTTCTCGTTTGTACACTAAGAGCTAGTGAATAGTCTTTATCTCTACCCATCCAATAGTCTTCAAGCGTAATCATTGTTCTTCTTTCTTAAATGCTGGTGTAGTAGTAACAAATCTTAACACAATATTAACCATGTTAATTAGTGCTACTACAATAGCAGCTGTAGTTGGATCTGTAATTAGCAGGGAGATTAAGTTTCCATTTGCTAATACGTAGTCCCCTAACAGAATTAAGATAGGAATCAAGTTAAATAGTAATGTTCTATAACCTTTAAGCATAGATGCCTCCTTAGGAGAAGGACTAGAACCTGAATCCTGACGTAACTTTTGGCTTACCTGCAAGCACAGGGAATAAAAATTCAGTGGGATATCTCAGAGCATCAGACCAATGTTCTATTCCTTCAGATTTATCAATAGCGGCAGTATCAGGGTTATTATCAACCCATACTGTACGCTCAACAGATTGAATAGTCTTTTCACATCTTGGGTGAAAGAACATTGTTGTATCTCCAGCAGCTGTTTTAAGTTTTCTATTAACAGCAGCAACTGAATCTATAATAGGTGGGCTCTTTGTTTGTGCTAAACATTGAATACCCATTGACTGTAGTATCGAGAAGTCTGTCACGCCAACGGCAGCTGAAGATTTTCTCTGCCTACCTGTAGGGTCAGGATAAGCTAGGATCTTTCTGTTAGGGAATTTAGCCTTAAGAGCAATAGCTAGATTCTCTGTATCGGGATGCCCGCTCATTTCGTGGAGTACATGAATGTTATCTCCTCGAACAGCAAATATAACAGCAGCCATAATCCCAACGTTAAAGTCAATACCCACATGAATAACTTCTCCATCATTAAAATCTTCTCCTGTAATGTCTTTACGTACATGCTCTTTACGCTTGAAGCAGTAGAACACATTATTACCTGAGTCATCAAATGATGCTAAGTATTCACGAGCAAACTTAAGAGGATCAATTGTATGTTTGATTCTCTCAATTTCATCAGGGTCTAGGTATGGTGAGGACTTATAGTCAAAATGCCAAGACTTCCAATTTACTGGATCTTTCTCAGGCATGTTATACAAGTCATACAAGTAGTTATACCCTTGAGGAGTACTAATTGTGAGTGATCTACCAGGACTACTAGCCCCTAGTCTTTTAGCATTAGCTGGAGACCATCGTGTAGTAATACATGGTTGAATAACTGACTCCCATGCTTCTTTATATCCTAATCCTTTTGTCCATGAGCTTACTTCATCACATACAACAAAGTATGCACCTTTACCTCTAAGTCTTTCTACGGCTTCATACGATACCAGCCTAAGCTCTACATTTCTAGGAAACCAAAATCTTCCAGAGTCTTTAGAGTGCTTAAGAGCTATTTCATCCATACCTAATTGGTAAGCAATAAGCGGATGATAGATGTCTGTTACCTGATCATATGTTGGAGCTATAACATAAACATTTTTATTTGGTACATCAGCAGGAAGAGCTGTAAGTTCTGCTACTGCTTGTACTGCAGCTGTTCCTGCAAAGAAACTTTTACCCCATCCCCGAGAGCAAACAGCTACAGCATTCCTGCAGGTTTTCTCTACAAAGAGTGACCTGAATATATCACTCTGTCCGGAATGAAGTTCAATTTCCATTTAATTAAGTTTAATACTGATAGTCGTATCAGATTTCTTTTCTTGTTCAGCATCGCCCTTTTCTTCAGGTGTTCTACCATAACCATAACGCATTAGATCAGCAGAAATCTTTTGAAGGGTGCTTAACATACCATTGATAGCAACTACTGAAGGCCTCTTCTTGGCTTCTTCAATAGCAATCTTTTCTTTTACCTCTTCATATAGCTCAGTCATCTTTTCGATTGGGTCAAAGCCCAATTCTTCTAGCTTCTTTACTGAGTCTTTTGAGAAGATTTGCTTAGAGCCTTTTGGTCTACCAGCCCCAGGCAACTTCTGTCCAGGCTTGATAGCCATATTTTTGTCTCCTTATAGGAAAATACTTAGTCGTTTGCGTATTTCTTGAGAAGTCTCGATAATTCTTCTCGTTCGTCTTGTTCTTGTTTTAGCTTTTGAGCCTCTTCCGTGATTCTTTCGCTCTGTTCTTTCATCATTGCAATCTGAGCCATCTTTTCTTTATGATCTTCAATCATGTCCATGAGCTTTTGTTCAGCCATAGCATAAATCTCAACCATTGCCTTATCTTCAGGAGATCCTTTCTTAAAGAATCTTTGTCCGTTCACAAGAACAATCATTCTCCAATCTTCATATTCAGGTCCTGCCTTGAAGTCCTCAAACTTCTTTTCAGCGATAAGCATTGCAATGTCAACTTCAAACTCTGAGTCAAAGAAGTCAAAAGAGCTATCTGAAGTTTCTGGTGGACAGTTTCCACAAGTACACTCAAAATGGTAGCCATTAGATCTATAACAAATAAGACTAAAAATCATTTCTTACTCTTTTCTCTTAGTGTTTTAGCTCTTGACTCTTGAGCACTCATGGGATATACTCTAAAGTTATCGTCAATATACTTCTCTAAAGCCTTAATCATTACGTCATAGTCATCTTTAAATGGAGCATATCTTGGATGATCCTCAGCCATAGCTCTATAGAACTTTAGTCTATTAAGTTGTTGTGTTAGTTCTTCGTGAGTCTTCGTCATTATAGTCTTCTAGAAGAGCAGCTTCTTGTTCAGCCCTGTCTAGCTCATCGTCAATCTCTCTGTTTTTATTCTTTCTAAAGATTCTGTCATAACCTTCACGAAATTTATCCATGTCAGTTTGACGTTGAATTGAACCTTTACCTCCAGGGATACGCATCCCAACACCTTTCCAGTCACCATAAGCCATAATTTATAATTCTAAAAACCATTCCTTAAGAATTCTCTTTTGTTTATCGTCAATTGAGCTATCTAAGTTATACACAAATGACCCTGATGTATCTTTAGTTAAACCAATAATACATTCAAAGTCTTCTCCACTATATCTTTCTGTTTTTCTTGGGGCAGGACTAAACACTGTCCCCGCAGTTATCACTAAGTCTTGTTTAAGTATATATCGTTTCAAGAACAAAAAAAAAAAAAAAAAAATAGGGCTCCCTCGGAGTCCCTTCCAAAGCAGCCATAAAGGCCACCTTAGAAGGGACTCCGAGGGAGTAAGTTTGGTAGGACAAATAGGACTTGAACCTATGACCTTTCGCTTATCAAGCGAATGCTCTAACCAACTGAGCTATTGTCCTAATGTTTTATTTGAGGATGAATAAGTCTTTATCAAGAAGCATTTCATCTGGAACTCTTGCAAGGTACCAACACACATTGATACTTTCTTGACGACGCTCATGAAATTTGTTTTGCATGTGATAGCCTTGGCCATCCCAGAATCTAAACACAAAACTTACATCTATAGGTTTGGTAGAAGTAATTTTTGCTAAGTAAATGCCTGGTTCTTCTTTACCTGACATTTTTTGCCAGAGACTCAGATGGTCTTTGGGATTTAAAACACTTACACCAAACATCTTTTTAAGGATCCCTAGTGTGTGCATTGAATCAAATCTATAGTGTTCTTCCCAAAGAATTAATCTCTTCGCCCCTTGAGGGAGCCAGTTGCCTGTGTTGAAGGCCATGACGTCTAGGTCAGTCAGCGCTTCAGCACCAAGAGCCTTTTTCTTTGCGGCTTCTTCTTCAGCGAGACGACGGATAAGGTTGGGCTTGGGCTGGAACTTGATGATGGACATATTTGACATTCTCAAAAGTGGTTTCACACATGGGACAGGTCAGGTATCGCAAGTTGAGTTTAAGTAGCGATACTAACTTGTCATGACTACATTTGGGACATAGTTGGTGTAATTTGGCTTTCTCCATAATTGTGTGGTGCGGGCTAGAGGAATCGAACCCCCGTTTTCTGCTTGGAAGGCAGTAGTAATACCATTATACTAAGCACGCGTTATTCTGTGAGGAAACCATACTTTTGGAGAGTAAAAGCAATCTCCTTAAATGACCTTAAACAAAAATCATTCAGCCCAATTAAGGCTGACTCAAGGTCGTCATTTATACCAAATAGATCCTTTACCTGATAAGGTAAGTCTGCTCTATGTTTTAGATAGATATAGCTTGAGTAGACAGGTTCTATTGGCCCACCTCGGGTTCTGTGAACCCAATCACCTTTCATTCTCGGAACCCAGTTGCCTAAGTTCGAGATATCACACATTACTCCAAGAGCGCAGTATGTTCCATTGGGACACTTCAACATACCAACGCCTTGTTTGTAATCATTACATTCAAGCGCAATGATGTATCTTTTTCGCCATTCTCTTTGGCTTTGAGTCACCATAATAGCTTTCTATGTATGGTAGCGGGGGTGGGATTTGAACCCACGATCTTTAGGTTATGAGCCTAACGAGTTAAACCGGACTTCTCTACCCCGCTATTGTTTGAAACAAAGTGCATTTATTGAAGCTATCCCACTATAGCTTTTGAATTCACTATAGATACGTCTCAATGCTGCATCTTGCTTTGTTAGCCATGCGTTACCGATAGCTAAACATTCTTGTTCTGTTTTAAATCCAGGAATGTGCTCTATAGAAGTGCCACCTCTATAGATTAACATTGTTAAGATTAAAGTGTACATTGGATTATAAATGCTGTGTAGTATGAATAGCTTGTTGTTTGAGCTTCCCACTCTGATTTAGCTTTATGTGCTAATTCACGAGTTTGAACATCAACTACTGTTACAAACCTTATTGGTCCAGCTCCTAATGCTGGAGAATGATGAGATTGATTCAGTATAATCTTATACATATGATTGGTCGGAGTGGCAGGATTCGAACCTGCGACCTTCTGCTCCCAAAGCAGTAGCGCTACCTGGCTGCGCCACACTCCGTTTAGTTATTTTTGAATTTTGTATCCACCAAGCTTATACAAGGCAGAATCATGCGATGTAGATCCTACAATACCATCAAGCTCTAAGAAGTTAATCTCTCCATTTTGATAAGGGAAGATTAGTACCTCAGGTCTACCATGATCAAATGCCTGTCCAATAGCGGACACTACTACTTGAAGATGCTCAAAATGTGGTGGGATAAGAATGTATAGGGCAGCATTTGTTTTACCCAGTACACTCATATCTCTTACATATATTGCTTTCTTTTCAACAGGTTCTTCTGCATTTACAGCTTTCTGTTCTAAGGTTTCAACCATAACGATTTCCTATTGGCCCTGAGTTTATTACAACATCTTCAGGAGCTTCCTTTTTAAGAGAGGCATTAGCATTGTGCCTATATGCTCTCTCATCTAACTTCATTTGTTCTTTACCTGAGTCACAGGCCTTCCCACGTTTGCATTGAGTGCATGAACAGGACTTTGGTTTTGTTTTGTGTTTGTATCCATTAATTCAACGGGTTTGGAATGCCCTACTGGATTTTAACCAGCCTATACGGGTTTGCAATCCGTCACCTAGTCACTCGGTCAAGGACATGTGTGGCGACACGTATGGGATTTGAACCCATGATCTCTGGCGTGACAGGCCAGTGCATTAAGCCAGACTATGCTAACGTGCCTTAAATTATGGTGCGAGCGTTGAGATTCGAACTCAAGTCCTCCGGGTCACAACCAGAGATTTTAACCAACTAAACTACATCTCACTTTACACATTGATATGTACTATATCTTCCAGGTACTTCAATAACCTTA